TAAGATCAATGTTACCACCCGTCACAGTATGTGTGCCGCGATAGTCTTGGTTGCCGTCACCGTCAACAGCAATGACATGAACCTCAGTCCCATTGGCAAAGTCAGCGCTTACATCAGCTACGTTAGCTGTAACTGTATAAGATTTTGCATTGTCTAACTGAAAGTCTTCATCAAACTCACAGAGTCTTAAATCAGTGTCGTCAAACCAAACAGCAGCAAACAAACGATCATCAATTGCAACCACAGAATGAAAGTCACCTTGCGTTGTAAATCGCATCCATCCCGCTCTTCGCTCGGCACGATTAGAACCAAAGACCGCACAATCACCAGAAGACGATACAAATACAGCATAAGACTCAGCCTTTTGGAAAGCTCCATTGACAACGGCAACATCTTGGAAGTCGTCAATAAGATGCGAAGAAATCATAGATACAGCAGTCGATGTGTAAGCATCTTCTGTATCTGTATAGAGATACTCTCGGACAACCCGACCACCAGTTTGCAAGAATAGCGTTGCGCCATCAATAGACTTAGGCTCAACAAATTCACAGCCAAACGGGGTTTGTTTGCGAATCTGAGCATTAGCTGGAGTAATAGCTTGGTTCAAGAACGTAGGAACATACAGTTCCGCAGAAGCGGTAAACACTTGCAAGTCGCGGTTAGAAACCAAGTAACGTATTTCGTTTACATCACCAGTAGCAGCAACAAGGTTAATGCTATCACTATCGTCTGCATCACCTACGTCAAAGTTAAAAAAACTGCCGCTTGAAGACATCCAAATAGCATCTGGCTCTTGGATTGTCCCGCCAAAACATAGACGGTTTTCATGGAACTCAATAGCCGCAGGGTAGCCACGCACAGCAGAGAAAGACTGCTCATCCCAGTTATGAGTAGGTGCATGAGTAACAAGACTTACATAACCGCCGCCATCTTCAGATAGGTTTGCTGAAGAGCCAGCCGTAATTGTGTAAGTATTTTCATCGATAATGTCGCCAATAGTTCTAGCGCCATTAATTTGAGAAGCGTTAATACCGCCTACGGCAGAAGCATTCTCAACAGTAATAGACTCACCACCATCAAAGCCGTGATTAAGATGCGTCACTTCAATAACCGCAGACCCATCACGTGTGCGAAGCGGATTGAGAATCTCAAGGCGAATGCGAAGAACATCAACAATATCACCAACAGCTACAGTGCTGCTTGTGACGCTAGTAATAGTAAACTCAGACTTGCCATAACGCATTGTCACGCCAACGTGATCGCTCGTCCAGTATGGCTCACTAACAGTAAATGTAACGCCAGTGCCGCTCGTTGCGGAAGGATCAAGATTAGCATTAACTGGATGGAATACACTGTAAGGCTGATAGATTTTTTCGCCATCAGAGCGCTCATCAAAGCTAAATGGAGTGCATTCAAATGCTGTAAGGCTTGTTCGAATAATCATCCGTGGAGCAAACAACGGATGGCAGATAAACATTACATCGCCAGATTGAGCATAGGTATACTCATGAATGTAATCTTCATCAAACGGTAGTGCATCTGAGTTTGTGTCTTGAGTAATTGTTTGAACCAAGGAAATGGTTCCGTTTACAATTCTAAAGCAAGTTGCCTTAGCATCCTCAATCGCAATGATGTAGCGTTCATCATCAGAGAATACAAAAGGCAAAAGACGAAGCTGCATACGCTTCGTCGTATCTCTAGTTAAACTAAAGTCATGTAGGTTTCTAAGGCCAGCACGTTTAACTACACCGCCCTCTGCGCGCACCAAAAGATTCTCTACGCGCTGCGCTGAAGCCTGATAGATAGGCGAGTCAGTCCGCATGATAGTGGAGTCACTGATCTCACCAAACTGGAAATTAGTGATTGGAACGCGAACTTTCTGCATTAGCTACGCCTTTGGGCAATGAACCTTGATGTGTTAAGCTTACGAGTTGTTTGGGTTTGAGAATCCAACCTACGAGCATGGGCCAAAAGGAGATTGGCTTTGCCTTCCATAAGCTCAGAAAGCTGCATATCCCGCGCAACAGAAGTCGCAAGAACACCCGCCATCATATATTGAACCGCAATTACAAAGTATGGTGGCCATACAGATTCATCAGCGCGGAAGTTATAATCAGCTACAAGTTCTTCTGTTTCCGAAGCATCACAGTAAATCTTACTTCCGTAAGTATCGTAAATGATTGGGACTTCATTAACAGTAACAGCGTTAAGCATAATGCTTTCAGATGGAATCTGATAAGCAGCAGAGTATCGACCAGTCGGTGCATTTGCCAAGCGGTTTAAAACAGCTTGGTCTTTAGCAAAACGCCAGCGAGTGTTTGTAAGCGCGGCGTGGGCTATATCCTCATACATTGCATTGGCAACAGTTGCTTCGGCTGTGCCATCCTCAAATGATTGAATAGCGTCACCTCCAATCAGAAGGGACGCGCGCGAACAAATCTTAATAGGCGTGTTTGCTACTGTCATGGCAAGTTGGGGGGCCGAAGCCCCCCACCTCTATTAGTTGTTATCGAGGACTTCGTAGATACCGTTGCTATCGATAGCAACAGCACCCATCGACATCATCGATGTTGCAAGGTGTGCGACCTTCTCAGGAACGTAGTTTACTTCCGTCTGAACGTCAGCGTTTACACCCAAGCCAACCGCAGTGGTGTGATAAGCATAGTTCTTACCACCAGCAACAGCAGACGTTGAGAAAATCTTGAAGCCCAAGAACTCTTTCATTGTCATGCCGCCTGCGAATGGCAGGTTCTGTGGTCCAACATAGTCAGACGATGCGAACTCGTTAATCGAGAACAAGTCAGCAAAACCAGCAGGGGACATTGCAATGTAGCGCTGACCGTCTTCTGGAATGTCTGCAGTGCCAAAGGTTTCGAACAGAACCAAAAGGTCTGCCTTATCCAATGCACCACTTGTGTCTGCAATTTGAGTTGCGTTTGCACCAGCGTCCATTGCTGCGATGATGATTTCATCAGTCTTACGGCCAAGAGCCGCAGCAGCAGATTGGGCAACAGCTTGACGCTCGTTGATGTTGATCTTCAACTCGTCCAGCTTGTCGATGTATTCGGCTGCATAGAAGTCAGCCATTGTTGCTTCGACGTTGGTGTGTGCCAGTTCCATTGCGGTCACATTGCCGTTGCGAGACTTAGTGCTTGCAGCGCCAGTGCCAATTTTCTGGAAACGTGCAGTCGAACCCGTGACATTGGTAGAGCGAACGGTGTTCCGCAACTTGGAACCCATACGCTGATACGCCATATGCACTTCGGTTTCGAACTGCTTGATAAAGGCTTGATCGATTGTATTAGCCATTTTGTCAGTCCTTGATTGAAGTTACAGTCCAGACGGGTATCCGATCTCTCACCTCGTTGAGGGTATCCTTGCGGGCCTCTCAGTGCATCACGGGCCGTGATAAGAAACTATACACATTGGTTTCTTCCGTTTTGCAACGCACAAATTGCACAAGTTCTGCATTATCGGTTTTTATTAATGCGTCAGCTTCAAACTCTAAATGGGCTAGCCATTGATGAATCATCTCGTTTTCTGTCCACACTTGGCAATAAATTTCATCATAGAAGTGGTGATAGAATCTTATTAGTTCAGTGCTGGCTCTAGCAAAACGAATCCAGTTTTTCTTCATTGACTTGGTAAACAACGCCCACATACAGCCCTCTTCGTCAATACCAGTAACGGCAAGCGGTCTGCCATCACGCTCAACAACAAAAACCATTTGGACATTGATCAATTGCAAAAGAGCCTCAAGCGGGTCTGTCTTGTAGACTACTTGAAGCTCTCTTACGTTTTCTTCGCTAAGGTCATTGTATAGCGGAATGATATGCTTGGGCCTTAACGGATAAAGCCCAAGACCATGAGATTTAATTACAGGATCATCCATACAGCTTTCTGAAACCTTCTTCGACTTGTTTTACGAAATGAGGGTCACGCCGAACTGGGCTATGATACCGTTCATCTTGCATCATCTCACGAAGTGCCTGTTCGTCAAGTCTTGTTGAAGGTGATGTCTCGCCGCTAAACGAACCATCTTTCATTGCATCCATAATATGCTCAAGCGCTAAGATGCCCTCATGTGTTTCGCACATACGCTCAATTGCGCCGATTGCATTCTCAGGAAAGAACTTATTAGCAAACATAGACACAGCTTCAATGCGTTGCTTTGAGTTGTCACCAAGCTTTGCTGCCTCTGCATCTATGTCAATCTCAGGTTCAGCATTTGCTGATACAGCCTCGACATACATATCGATGCCCTTCTGAAACTCTTCTTGGCTATAGCCATTCTCGAATGCGTGGCTAGACCACCACTGCAGAAGCTCACTGTTTACTGCCGATTCTTCGTCAATAGTTTCTGGAAGCTGATACTCTCCCGCACTTGCTGGACGATCTTTAAATGCTTCAGCTTGTAGTTCTTCAAGAAGTTTTTCGCGGAGCGTTTCTTCCTTCGAGCCAAGCTTCTTCTCCAACTCCTTATAAGCATTTGCTAGATCGTCTGCACTCTTATACTTCCCAAGCAAAAGGTCTTGTTCAGCTTGAGTAGTCTCTGTGGTTTCTACTGTAGCCTCAGTAGCTTCAGCAGATTCAGTGGCCTCGCCACCAGAAAGTAAGCTATCACTCATTTGTTTTTGCTCCGTTGTGCGTGGGCAATACGCTGTTCAATTTGTCCAACAATGAATCGCTGCCCCTCCCGATGCCAAAGAGAATTGGTATCCTCATTGGGGCCAGCAACCATTTCAATGGTTATTGACCTAAGGTAACGCAATACCTCTTTGCCTGTTGGCGTATTGAAGATTTCAGCAATGTTCTGGCTGATCTGAATATCAAGCTCCCTGCTTCGCTGGAAGCCATCTATTCCAATATTAACCTTGTTGTTGCTCAATTGGCATACCTTGCTGTTGTTGCTGCATAGCCATTTGCTGCGCTAGTGCAGCTATTTGTCTACGCTGTTCTTCATCCCGAATCAAGGACTCAGGCACTCCAAACTTACGAGCAAGGTGAATTGCAGTCTGTTCGCTATCAATAAGTAGCTGCAACATCTCAGGTCCAAAGACCCCGCCAACCAACTCAAGGAAGCGCGCAACCGAAGAAATATCTTGGTTAGCCTGTGCTTGAGCCAATGGGGAAACGGATTTAATTTTAATCTCACGCCCGTTCACAGTAGGGACTTCGATGCGCCCTTGTTTCTTCAGGATATAGATTACACGCTGAAGAACAGGCTGAACCAACTCAGCCTGCAAACGACCAAACGCAGAACCCATACGGCGAGATAGATCGGCCATACGCTCTGCAACCTCGGTCGCAGTAGCGGGGGTTTTATTAGGATCACCAAGCATATCATTGTAAAGCGCGCGCTTAATATTCAAACGCATATCGTTTAGAACTAGCTGTGCAACGTCGAAGCGCCCTGCCGCGTTGATTGGTTGCAAGCCAGAACTGCCCATAGCCTTTGGAATAATAGAGCCAGGGACTAGCTGAATAGTATCTGGATTGATTACGCCATCGTCTTCCATCTGGTAGATACCAGAGATGGACATCTGAGCATTCTCAAGGATAAGCTCAATGGTTAGGTTTGTTGTTTTGATTGCAGACAAAGCATTGATAAGTGGGCCACGGCCGTAAATTTCGCCTGCACACTTGGACCAACGGAAACAG